CTTCTGTTGCAAACAACGATACAATGGAAGCGGTAAATGCGGCTAAACAAGCACCCAGAACTGCTGGTGTACTTCAAGGACAAGCTCCTCAGTCTCCAAAGACTGATGCAGATAAAGTATTTGATAGTATTATGAGTTCTGGCTCTGGAGCTACATTACCATAATAAACACATACTAAGAGGTATAAAAAATGGCAATATCATATAATAGTGGAACATTAAAGTCCAGTGATATTACTGCTAGTACTTCCTCTGCTGGTGTTGGACAAGCCCCTGATAGAAGACGAATTTTTAATTTCGGTGACAGAGTTGCTGAATTGACTCCTGAAGAGTCACCATTCTTCGTCTATCTAAGTAAGGTTGCTAAAGCACCAACAGATGATCCAGTATTTAGATACTTGGAAAATAGGAATAAAATCAGCTTCACAGATCGTTCTTTTCTAATTAAAGGAGCAGTTGGTACTGTTGCGGCAGGATCTTCGTATTCATTTACTGTAGATACTTCAGGCGGTGCGGCTGTAGAATTTTTATTAAAAGGAATGGTTTTCGTGGCTCAAACAGTTGATCGCACAGGCGATGCTGGTATTGGTCACGCTATCGTGAGAGTTGATTCAGCAGTAACTCATGGAGCTAGTGATTCTTCATTCACAGGAAAAGTAATTGATCTTTCAAATAGTAACGTATCTGGATACAATTCAGTAGGAGATAACGATACTTGTCAGATCATTGGTACTTCATTTGAAGAAGGTTCTGGTTCTCCAGACGTTTGGTCAAGTGAATTAGAAGACAACTATGGGTATACTCAAATCTTCAAAACAGCGGCTGAGATGACAAACACAGCATACGCTACACGCTATCGTGGTTATCCCGATGAGTGGAGTCGTATCTGGGCTTCAAAGCTTCGTGAGCATAAGATTGACATTGAAAGAGCTATGCTCTTCGGTCAAAAAGCTCGTACTGGTGGTATTCAGTACACTGAAGGTTTGGTAGGGCACATTCTAAAGAACGTAAATCCAACTGTAAATAATGATGATTTCAGTTATAGTTCTGGAAGTTCATACTATAGAAGTGTTGCTCAAGCTGAAATGACTTATGATAGGTTACTTGGTGATCTTGAAGTTATTTTTGATCCAGCTCGTGGTGGTGCTTCTGATAAGTTAGTACTTTGCTCACTACCAGTTATCACATACTTTAACAAGTTAGGTGATGGTAAATTCCTTGATGCTTCTATGGGGCATGCTAATAACAACTATCGTTACGATATGTCTCAAAGACAAGGTGCTTTTGGTCATAGCGTAATGGTTATTGACACTATTCATGGAAGACTAAACCTAGTTAAAGAACCTCTATTTAGAGGTATTGCGGCTGGTTTCATGCTAATGGCTGATATGAGTCAAGTATCTTACAGACCTTTAATTGGTAATGGTATTAATCGTGATACACAAGTAATGACTAACGTACAGGCGGCTGATGAAGATCTAAGAAAAGATATGATCTTAACTGAAGCAGGTCTTGAAGTAAGTCTTTCTGAGTCTCACGCTTTATTTAACCTAGAAAACGATTAAGGAGTTAGATAATGAGAGCAGATGCTTTAAATAATAATAGTGGTGCTAGTGGAGCACAGGCTAAATTTGGTATTATCAATTCAGCTAAAACTTTAACTGCTTCTGATTCTGGTATGGTTTATGGAGTACAGCAGGACTCTGCTTACGAAATAACTTTACCATTAGCGGCAGATGCTGGTTCTGGTTGGAATGCTAAGTTTGTCTTAACTCAAGTAGCTTCTAATGCAGTTACAATCGCTAATAACACAGCGGAAGATACTATTGTCGGAATGACAGTTGGTGCAGATGGTGGAGCTGGTAGTTCTGCTGAGTCTGCTGTTGATGAAATAGTATTTATCAGTGGTGCTCAGTTAGGCGATCAAGTTGAGATTCTTTGTGATGGTGTTAACTTCTATGCGAAGGCAACAGCACACGATGTAGCTCATATCACTATATCTTAATCCGAATACATAAGGATAACAGTTTATAGTACTGTGGGGAGGTTCAATAAAAGTTCCTCCCCAAAACTATGAAAGAATTAATTATGAAAAAGAAATGTATACATTGTAATCACCCTAATAAAGAAGGGTGGTTTTATTGTAAAAAGTGCGGTAAGAAAGCTTCAAAAAGCATATTTACTACAAATATGTATATGATGTCTACTATGGGTAAGCGTACAGATGTAGAGCTTTCTACGCAAAGCATTGATCAAAATGCAAAAGAAATGAGAAGTAGAGTATATGGCAACTAAAAAGAAAGCAGTAAAAAAGAAAACTGTAAAGCCAATTAAAAAGAAAGATCCAGTAATGGAAGCTTTAAGAAAGCCAGTTAAAATATAATGGCAACATTTGAAGCACAGGTAGAATCATTAGCCTCTATTTCTATAGATGGTAGTAGCACACCTACTCAAGCAGAGCTTACACAGTTCTTAACAGATGGTGCTAAAGAGATTATAAACTCTTTACCTAAAAGCTTACTAGAAGATTGTGCTAATATTGCAACGTTAAATAGTTCTAGTCCCAAATTAACACTTGTAAATCAAAAAGGTTTAATATTATCAGTACTTAGAAATGATCAAACAATAGATCAACCTTGTAGATTTGTTTCAAATTATTTAAGAGGTAAAGTTCAAGATAGTAGCGAAATGGATTTTGCAACAAAAACAGATCCAGCATATTTAATATATAATAATGAATTAGAAGTTTATCCAGTTCCTGATAATACAGAAACTGCTACAGTTCTCCATGTTGTGTTTCCATCTGTAGCTTTTGATAGTGATACTATATCTAGATTTCCAAGTGAGGCAGAATACTTAGTGGTTATATATGCTACAATAAAAAGTTTAGAAGCATTATATAGTGGAGAAGAAGATATAGAGTTGTATATTCCCATTATAAATCAGTTAAAAGAAGATTATAAATCTGGGTTAGCCCAGTTAGTGAGGTAGTATGTCGCACTCAATACATACATTAACAGTAAAGCAAATTATAAGTAGAGTTAGGCAAGTATTTCCAGATGCACCTGAAGCATATATTATGTCACTTATCAATGATGCTGTAAATGAAATAGGTCAGTATTCTCAAAAATCTATATCTGCTAAGATAGATCTAGAGTCAGGTAAGATGTTTTATGGCATTGGCGATAGTGACTCTGATTCTTCTAATGAAAAACTAGGAGTTAATAAAATTTATAGAGTAGATATTCTTGATGATGCTGGTGATTATATAAGAATACCTAGAGTATTAGATGGTGAACCTTTACAATTTGACATTGCATCTGAAAGTGCAATAAACGTACCAGAATAATGGCACTAGCACAAGAAGTAACAAAAATAATATGTAGACCTGATGAAGGTGGAAATAAACAAAGTACATATTTTTTTATTAATGCTATTGAGGTAGATACCACTACAGACGTAGGATTTAAAACAGTTGAATATTATGTCTGGTTTGATGTTTCAAGTGGTGGGTCAGATCCATCTTTATCTGGTAAAACAGGTATAGAAGTAAATATATCTACAGATGATAATGCCGTTACAGTTGCGACAGCAGTAAAAAATGCACTAGATGCTTTGTCTAATTTCTCAGCATCTATTTCCAGTAATCAAGTGACGGTGACAAATACAAACAGAGGTAGTGTTACAGATGCTTCTGATTTTAATAGTACACATACAATTTCTACTACTACACAAGGTACTGGTCAATTAGTAGGTAACATAAAGTATCCTGAAGCTAGTGTTAATTATTTTATTCGTGGTGATCACATGGGTATCATTACAAACTATGATTCAGAAAGTGAAACGAGAACAGCTAGAAAATCTTACACTGCAATAGATCATAATATAGTTAATGGTCTTTTAATACATTACTATGGAAATCCTAAAAGAGTAACTGCAATAACAGATACTCCAGATGTAGATAATTTATTTCATTCTGCTATTGTAGATTATGTGAAAAAATGCTTATATATGGATAGGGCTGGAACGGCAAGTGATGGCAATATAGCACAAGTTTCTATGGGACTAATGGCACAACATGAAAGAAGTTTTAACAATGCCGTAAAGAAATACGGAACAAAAAAGAGAAGTAAGACTGGTGGAACTAGGGCAATAGTACCAGCAGATTTTAAATAACCAATATGCCCATGAGAGTTGCCACGCTCGGTAAGGCATAGATAGGAGAAACAAAATGGCAAGTATAAGTAAGTATACAGTAAGTGAATCCAACAATGTAGCTTTAGGTCAAGCTGGATGTCTATTTGAAGATGGTACAGATGCTATTACAGGTAAAAAGATAATAGGTATTCAATTTTTAGAAGACACTACATTTACAACATTAACACCAGAAAGTTCATCTTATATAGGCACATCAGGTGGTAATGGAGATGCAATAGATTCTTCCAATACATTTCCGCAAGGAGTTACAGTATTTGGTAGATGGACTGGATTCACATTAGCTAGTGGATCAGTTGTAGCATATCTAGGCTAACATGCTAGGAATATCTAGTAGTTTAGTCAAGGGTGGTGCATCCCTTTTAACCTTTGTTAAGGACAACCTTAAGTTATACCTCGACTTTAAATCTAATAAGTCAGACACGCTAAAGTTCCCATCAGAAGGTTCAACAGAGTTTGATGGTAGCAATGATATAATTGATATAAGTGGTTTTCAAGCATTGCAAGACTTTACATTGTCTTGTTGGGTTTATTTAGATGCGTTTAGTGTGGTTATTTGGGGAGATAGTGCTAATCAAAATTGGTTAAGAATAAATAGTGCTACACAAGTAGGTATAAAGTTAAATAATAATGGATATGATATAAATCATGGTTTAACATTTACAACAGGAGAGTGGCAACATTTTGCAATAACCAGAGACTCAAATAATGTTATAACTGTTTATAGAAATGGTGTAGCAGGAGGAACTACCCTTACAAATCATAATACTTTTACTCCAAGTATAATAGGGAAAAAAGGGACAAGTGATAATTACTTTAATGGTAAGATGGCTAATAATGCTATTTGGTCAAGAGCATTAGAACCAGAAGAAATCCAATCCATACAAAACAAATCATATAGCCAACTAAAGGGTGTAGAAAAAACAAATTTAGTTATGTGGCAGTCTCTTGATAGTACAGGATTAGGTAGTGAACTAATTACAAATTCTGCTGATAGAGAATTTACATCAAATACAGGATTTTGGAATTTAAGTGGAGCAACAATTACAGGAAATAAATTAGTATTTAGCAATAATAATGCGTTAAATAGAAGAGATGGTTTATTAACTAATAGCGTAGTATATGAAGTAGTTGTTGATGTTTCAGATTATACTTCTGGAAGTTTTAAAATATATGCACATGGAACACAAAGTAGTTCGATTAGTAGTCAAGGTATTCACACAGTTACTATTACAGCAGGAACTTCAAATGATATATTTGGTTTTAATTGCACAGCTTTTACAGGTAGTATAAATAGTGTTTCAGTAAAAGAAAAAAATGCACAAATTGATTCTGAAGGCTCTAATAATGGCACAACTATTGGAGCAACAACTACTACATCAGTATATGGTGGCAATGCACCAATCTTACCTCGAGCAGTAGATGTAGCTAAAGAAGGACAAGCAGATGCGATTGGAAGTGGTAGTGCTTTGTTTGATGGAAGTTCAGACCATGTAGAATTAGGTGGTAGTTCTCCAAATAGTGCATTTTCTATTACTGCTTGGGTTTTTGATACTCATGCAAGTGGTTCAGATTTTAGTGCT